ACAGTATAGAAACGGTCATCGTGCATTTTTGATTCTTTGTCTTTTGCTAAAGCATAACTTTTTGAGGTTTTTTCTGCATTTTCATACTTGTATATAGAAGTGATCTCACTTTTCATCAAATCTATATTTGCTAATGTAAGAATTTCTTCATCTGACAACTGATAATTTTCGATTGTTTCAGTATCATCTTCCTCTTTTTTTGCCATAGCAATAAATTCCTGCTTAAATTCATATGGGAATTTAATTACTCCTAAGTTCATTAATTCTATGAATTCATCAACCATCTGAGTCCTATATTTTTTGGGGTTAATAAGCCTTAATTTATCTATTGCATTGGGATAAATCTGTTCATAACCTTTGTATATTTCATGCGATTTATCAATTAACCCACGGTGCTTTCTGCCATCACGACCTACCCAATCATTTAATAAACCATCTGCATAAGTAGAGGTTCCGCCTCCACCTGCACCTTGATCAATTAAAAGAATATCTATGTTCTGATAATCATTATGCATACCATTATATATATCAAGATAATTTCTGATTTCTTCTAACTGTCTGTTAGAATCTAATTTATATCCCTTCTTGCTTGTTTGGTCTACAAAATTTACACAATTTACAATTTCACCCATGTACCCATAATTTTTATCATTGATGATATTCATAGCACTTAAAATAGAATTATCCAGTGTACGAGCAGGATCTAATGCTAAAGCTATTCTTGTATTTGGTTTATAACATAGCTGTGGAAGATAAAATGATTCATTCCTACGAATGGTTCCCCATTTTACAATCTGATTTACACCACCATCACGAGTAGGCTGATTGTAATATTCACGAAGAGCCTTTTCACGATTTGCTTTCATTGCCGCATCAACTTTATCTTGTGTAAGAAGGGCAGTATATGGTTTTCCCTCCATAAAAGTTTTTATTGCGGTATCACAAATCATATCTACCACTATGTAATCTCTATCTCCGGCAATCATCTTTTTTGTAAAGTTCTTATAATGCTGATAAAAGATTTTGCTCATATCGTCCTGTGAGGACGCATATACAAGCTGAGTAGGGCATTTTCTTTTTAATGTTTCTGGATTAAAATCCTTCGCAACAGAAGTTTTAAATTCTGTATTCTGTGTAGCAAATGCTTCACAGACAGCAATTAATTCATCAGAGGAAAAAGCAGCTTCATCGAAAAATACCAAACTGGCCCTGCGGGACCTGTTATTGTCGGGCTTTCCATTAAGTGTAAATATCTCACTACCATTATAAAAACTAACATGAAAGCTCTCAGGATTATGTTGGAATCCAGTTTTATTATTAGTAGATTTAATGGTTTCCTTTTCGACGATATCTTGAAGAGAATCAATAGAGGCGGCAGTTTTACCAATCCTTAATACAATTTCTTCAATTTTTGAGAATGTTTCTTTAGATTGGTTACCGACAGATGAAACAATATATATAGCTTGGTTCTCATATAAGATAGCTTTTAATATCATGAAAACTGCACCAAGAAATGATTTCCCGAAGTTTCGGCTACAACACCATAAAACATGGGGCTTATTCCAACTCTCTTGTAAAATATACTTTTGGCTGTCAATTAAGCGAATGCCCAGTAGATCCTCACTTGCTATACATGGATTACGTCTGTAAAATGCAATGGTTTCTGCATCTAACTCGCATATTTTTCTTTTTCTATCTGATAGTAGACGTTTTACTTTTTTGTAAGCCATACTTAATTATTTTCTTTCAATCTATCATTTTCTATAATTAATAAGCGGACTTTTTCTTTTAAATCATCTACTTCTTTATTTAGCGAATTGATCATGTCTAATTGCATTTCATATATTTCCTTTTTATCATTTTCATCAAATAATCCATTTTCTTTAATTGATTTGATGGACATATCTACCGCCCATTGTGTACCAACACTTCTCAATTGATCATAATAGTCAGCTTCAGCCTTATCAAAATCTTTTTCTCGTAAATCTCTCATCAAATAAGTAAGAGTTGATTTTCCAGCTTCTTTATTAGAACGGTTTTTTACAGAGATTTCATTTTCCTTTGCAATTTTATCATTGCTTTGGACTAATTTGTTTTTTATATCATTTAAGGTCTTGATATTCTCTGCATCTTTTAAAGGATCTAAATGAGCCATTCTTTTATCACATATGTCAATTTGATAATTGTTTTTTATGATTTGTAATATTTGGGAAAGTTTATATGCATCATCTGCATTAGAGTCATCCTCAAGATAAGGTGATAATTGATTGAATAGAAATTTTCGTCCTTCTTCCGGATATTCTTCAAAAGGATCATAACCTACAATATCAATGGCGTATTGTTTATTCTGTTTATCCTGCTCTGACCATTTGATCTTTTCTAATGCTTCTGGAACGGAGGATGATATATTTGAAGTATCTTGATTTTCTATTTTTATATCTGCATATTTTTTAGATATTGCTTCTTTAGTCTTTTTGGGAGTATTACTTTCTTGGTGAATAAAGCCGTCTTTTTCAGAGTCTTCATAGCTTTTAGCTCGATCCTGTCGCATAGCAATTAAGCGAAAATAGATTTTTAAAATGTCTTTACCATGATATGGTATATCCTCATCCTTCACAAATGAATTTTCTTTTTTAAAAGATTGTATTGAGCTTTCAATAAGATCTTTATAATAAGGTCGGTCTATTTTCTTAAGAATCTTATTCAAATTAATCTCATTGATAGATCCATCTTCATTAAGAGATTCTTTAATTATACACTCTTTACAGACTGGAACGCGCCCATCTACTGAAAAAAGAGGACTTTTACTAATATAAAAATCTGTCATTTTTTTTTCTTTATGACAGTAATTACATTTTTTAGTACCTTTTTGTTGATTGGCTGGCAACGGTTTATTGTCAGATGATTGAGATTTTGTTTTTGGCATGTTGCCACCATCCTTTCTTTTTTGAAAACTTGTATTGTTATACTACAAAAAGACAGTTTGTTGATTGTCAAAAAGTATATAAAAAGAATTTAATAATAATATTCTAATAATTATTAAAATTGTATAAATCTGAAAAGAAAACTAATTTTTAATTATGTTTGTCCGATAAATAATATAATTATAAAAAATATACTCATAGAAAGGAGCTAGGTAAATGGAAGAAAAACAATATGAATCATTAAATATTCCAAGTAAATTTAAATTAGAAGTGCTTTATTCTTTAACAACCAGTCAATATAAGGGGTGTATTTTGTGCGTTCATGGTGTATGCCATGGTGCATGGTGCTTTGAGAATTTTCTCGAATTTTTCCCTAAATATGGATTTGACTGTTTTGCGTTAAGTTTTCGTGGACATAGTGGTAGTCAAGGACATGAAAAATTAAATGAATTTGGAATATCAGATTATTCTGAAGATATTAAAGAGTGTATCAATTATTGTATGAGTATTAAGAAAATAATGAAGTCAACTCCATTTATATTAGGTCATTCTATGGGTGGGGCAGTTGTACAAAATTATATTGGTGAACATTCAGATGCAGTTAAAGGAGCTATATTATTTGCACCTGCGACAGCAGGGGGGATGAAGAAATTTAAAACATTTATTGATACATATTTCCTTCATAAGGATTTACGAATTGCGGCCAAGAAAGCATCTGGTAAAGAGGTAACAGATAAAGAACTATTTGAATCTGCCTTTTTTGATAAAAGAGTTCCTATGAATGATATACGAGTGTATAATAAACGTTTACAAATTGAGTCAAAAAAAATTACGTTGGAAGAGTTATACAAATCTTATACAAGCAACTATAGTGTTAATCTTCCAATTTTGGTCATTGGTTCTTATGAAGACTCATATTTCCCGGAATCATCACTGAATAAAACATATACAACTTATAAGAATTCTAAGAATAAAAATATAGAATTAGAAATTCTACCTGATTTATGTCATGATATGATGCTTGATCCTGCCTGGGAAAAATCTGCAAATATTGTTTTAAAATTCATGGAAAATAATATATAAATTATCTTAATTATTACAATTTGTTTCGAACGTAAAGCAGAGTAATCGAAACCCATTCTTTTCAGAACACATCCGTTAGCAGCGGAGTCCTACACCTTGTAGGTTTACTTTACAAAATAGTAGGAGAGTAGTAGTGATACTATTCTCCTTTGTTATTTTATATACTAAATAATGCATTGATCTCTTCTTCAGTAATTGGCTCAAAGTCAGATTTCTTTTCCAGTATACTAACTCGTCCCTCCATATTGGTATTAAGTCCATCAGCATATTTTTTTGCATTCGTCTCAGCAGCACTAGAAGATCCAGCAGTATCAAAAGCATTTGTAACATCAACCGCCAGTTTTTCGAGAGTTACACTTGCATCTACAATTTTTACTGTGGTTACAGCATTATCAGCCAGTTCTGTTGTTCCTACGCTACCTGGAACGATTGTTGCACTGATTTCCCTAGAAGTAAAATCGATTGTCAATTGAATCTGTGTAGCATTTTTCTTTACAGTATAAATATCTACCAATTTACCTACATTTATATAAAGAGGCTCTTCCTGATTTGCAATTACTAATTTAATATAGGTCCCAGGATCTTGACCTTCCGGATCTGTAACAACAGAACCTTCTGTAACAACAAGATCTTTGGGGATATCAATTACTGCGACGAAGGCTCCGCCCTGTTTAACAGTATATGATTTCAAAGCTCCATCTGTAGTAACTTCTGTTTCAATGGTTACAACACCAGTCTCACTACCTGCTGATACAGCAGATTTCACTTCATTGAGAGCTGTTACAATGTCAGCTTTTGCTGTGGTTTCTAATTTAGTAATATCGCCAACTTTTTTAAGAAGTGATTCTTCAACATTTGATGCTCTTTTTAAAGCAACAACACCATCCATATATTACAATCACCTCCTAATAATCAATCCATTCATTATTACCAGTCAAAATTTTTAGAGTTCCATCCGTTCCAATAGCAAAACTACCTTGAGAACATGATTTCACAGTAGACAACGCATTTTTGCCAGGTGTATTTAAATTAGGCATGTTATCTTTATCTAAATCCCAGTTATCATACGAAAAGGTACAATAATCTGTATCATGGTTTTTGTCCAGTAATGAAACAGCCATTTAATTTCCTCCCTATGCATTAGTAGTTGAAATATAATTTACCATCTTCAGTCAATTCAAATGATTCATCTGAAAATATACCCAGCTCAAGAATATCTGTTTTTGTAACTTCTTTTGTATTGGTTACATGACCTTGTTCATCTACAGTTATTTTATATAAACCAGATGCATGAGGAGGAAATACTGGGTGAGTATATTCTTCAGGAATTTCAGTTTTGAAAGCAAATAAATTTTTCAGATTGTTTATAACATATGATAACCCAGTATAATCCAGGAATTTCTTAGATTCTCCCAAATTCTACACCTCCTCATTTACTATTATGAATTATCTGATTTCCACAGTAAATCTACGTCATATTCCTCAATAGTAATAGGAAGGATTTCTGAACGATTATATGTATCTAAAAGTGCAATACATTTTTCTTCGAATTTATCTTTATTTTCTTCCTTGTAATTTACCTTGTGAAATGTTCCAGTACCTACTAATTCTATTTCAGTACGAACTTCATGCGTATCAGGATCCTCTATTTCTTTGGAAACTTCATCCATGATCTCTTCTTTTACCTGCAAGAATCTATAGATAGAACGATCTTTCTCATCTCTAATCATTACAGAATACATAAATACACCTCCTATAAAATAATCTCTGACTCTTTTTCGAAATCATTATCAGTAGTACGGATTTCTTCTAAAATACCCAAGATTGCTTCTTTAATCTTAGACTGGAATACTGCTACCTTTGCCTGAGCTACAAGTGCCTTCGTAGTCAAAACGCTGTTCAGCTCTGCATCAGGGACCCGTCCTGCATCAACGGAGAATGTGATTTCAAGGTTTTCATCCAGAATATACTCTTTAGGAGCAATTTTCCCCAGGTCAACCTCGACAACACCTTCGCTGATATTATCTTCCGTAACAGCTGGGGCACCGGATACAAGATTTACATTTGAAACAAAATCAATATCAGTAAACTTAATCTTATGAATATAATCGTGTAGAGACTCAATCTCAAGAGTTTCTTCATCTGTTAATTCCTCATTGTATTTCGCTCGAAGTGTATATTTTACAACATTATCGTTCATATCAATTTTTTCATAAAAGTTCATTTTTAGTCTCCTTCCTTTTCATCTTCATCTTCGATTTGATTGTAAATAGATTTTAATCCTATAATAAGATCTCTCAGCGTTGACTTACTCATATCACATTCTAACTGTGGTAGTGTAAGATCTACATCTTTTACGCTCAATCTTATTGATGTATTATTATTTGATGGTGCGAACTGTGCCTTAGTAGTAGGGGAGAAGAGTAGTTCAATAAATTTGACGATACGACCACCATCTCTACTTATAACTTTCACATCACCTAGTTCTAACTGCCGATCTATAATATCTAAGTCTTTTGTCATGTATTCACCTACTTTCTTTTGGAATAATCGAATTTATAATAATGGATGGAGTTGGAGTCGAACCAACACTCTTTACCACGTGGGAACGGTTTTACAGACCGTTGTAACAGATCCGATAGTTACCTTCCATCCATAGAGAAAAGGAGAGTGTAGAAAACTCTCCGAAGTTACAGTATGTATAAAAAATTGCGTTGTTTGAGATCATATGGGACAGATGAAATTAGAGGTTTATCTGATCAAATCTCAGAAAGAGTTTTCTTTTCAACCTTTTTAATTCCGTCTTCACCAAAGTATTGTGCAAATTGTTCATCGGCATATTTCCATATGTATCCTTTATAAGATTTTCGTTTTCCTTTACAGCACTCACAAATATGACCACTATCTAAACCTAATTTTTTTAATTGTTCCATATTATATAAATACATAACAAATGTATTATCAGATTTATTAAATGCAATAACAGGCCTTTTCTTTTTATGTACTTTTGGTTTTATACATAATGTATCTTGTGTAAAGTTGTTTGCGTTACGATATGTAAAACCATTACTTTGTTTTTGAACTTCTCTGACACACATACTTATCACATCAATAGATATTTTGTTATTAGTTGCTGCTTCTAGTATTGTTTTATATGTACACACAAATTTCCCACTTGGATATTCATACTTATTAATAGGAAAACTTGTTTCTGGAGTTAAATATTCTTCAATATCAATATGTTCAAATCTTTCTGATTCATATTCATATATCCAAATATATCCTTTGTAAGTCTTACATTTACCTACATTTAATGAAAATTTATTTGCGCAATTTCTTATTCCAGAAGGGGTACCCTTAACTGAACGGCTTGCTTCGCTTAAGGAATTAAATCGTGCAATTAGTTTTTTATCTAATGAATACTGTAAGATTGGCACAAATTCATATTCGTGAGATTTGCGCATTTTATTAATTATATCTTTTGTAAAAATAATATTGAAATCTCCACCAAATGTTTGATTATATCCATATTTAGGATTGTATGATTGGTATTTTTGAATATAATATGCTTCTAATTCATTTAATTTTTCTTTTGTGGTTTTGCTTAAAATAACATATTGAAAATATTTTTCACCGTATTTATTGTATGATTTTTGTAAATGCTCATTATAATGAGTATTATTTTTCAACTTCATTTTATGATCATTCCACCGTCTTTTTATATCTATACTTTGTCCAATATATACTTTATTATTAGACAAATTTTTTATCATATAAATTCCGATACTCATAATTTCTCCTACAAATTTGATAATGTATTTTGTTCTATACTCTTAATACCTTCTTCTCCAAAATACTTTTCTAATTTAGCATCGGTAGGAGTATCACAATATAATCTACACATATCTGCAGAATCCCATCCAACAATATCTTGAATAACACCATCTGGAATATTTGATTCAGATAATTTTGTTGTAAAGAAGTGCCTGAGACTATGCCAGTAAAAAGGAACGCCTAAAATCCTAGAAAATGTTTCTGCCCAACTATCCATTGTAGTGATAGGAACTTGTTCATCTATATAAACTCCATTTTCTTTTTTAGGTATGAGCCATTCAGATGTAATATTATTTTCTTTTCTGTAATTTAGCCATAAATCCAGATATTTTTGAAACCCATTTTTAAGAGTATAAATTGTTAATTGTTTTCCTCTTGATCCACGACCTTTTGTTGTTACAGTCTCAGGAGATTTATACAATGATCCGTATATAACATTATCTTCTGTAAAATATGAAACTTTCATTCTTGGAAGTTCGGCCTTACGGCGACCATTATTCATTGCCAAAGAAAGCATACATGCTTTATCAAATTGTTCTTTTTCAACAAGAACATTTAATAATTTTTGTAGTTGCTCTTCTTCAAGGATCGTTTTTTCTCTAACTGTACAAGCAGCAGGATTTTCAATTTTACGAATTATTGGTCTAAAATCAAATTCATCGTCTAACATAGATTCTATATAATTTGATAGTGAAGACAGAGTAGATTTAACCCTTCGCATCCTGGCAGGACTCCATCCGAGTGTATTTAAACAGTAATTTTGATATTTTACAATCTCCCGTTTTGATAAATCAACGAAGAATTCATTATTATTAAATTCCAAGCACCAACACCAAAAGATATTTAAATCGTT